AAAGAGTAAGCCCAAAGGCGTAAGTAAAAACGGAATTTACAAAATGTTTCTAGACGTAGACAGATACCAGTACTATATGCTAGACTACAAAGGCAACCGAGTTTACGCTAATAGGGGCTCATATTACAAACCAGAACACCAAACTAAATTTTAATGGAACTAGAACTACTTATAATCAAAACAAAGGCTAACCTATGGGCTATTCGTGAACGTATTAAGATAGCACGTAACGACATAGAAACCAAACGACCAGAAGCAACCGCTTACATAACTGGCGCACTACAAAGCGAAAAGGAACTAGCAGAAGCTTACCAAATGTTTACAGACCTATACGAACACGCGCTAGCTATAAGCCGTGAAAATAACGTACTAGCCCGCCGTAACATTGAATTAATGCGACGAGTTAAAGAACTAGAAACAGAAGTACAAACAAATAACTTTTAATTATGAAGATTTTAAACTTATATGCTTGTTTAGGGGGTAACCGTTACAAATGGGATGAGGTTACTGACAATTTAGAAATAACGGCAGTAGAACTTGACCCAGAAGCTGCACGATTATATCAAGAAAGATTCCCTAATGATATAGTAATTGTAGCAGACGCACACCAATACTTATTGGAAAATTACAAAAATTTTGATTTTATATGGAGTTCCCCACCTTGTCCAAGTCATAGTAGAATTAATTATAGTCAATATACAAGGGAAAGCTGGAAGCCAAGATATCCAGATATGAAACTTTATGAAGAAATTATTTTTTTAGATAATTTTTTTGATGGGAAATATTGTATTGAAAATGTAATACCATATTATGAGCCATTAATACCAGCTCAAAAAAGAGGTCGTCATTTGTACTGGACAAATTTTAACCTACCTTATAACATAAACGAGCGTAAAAACCCAGACTTGTCTAGAACAAAAGATTTAATAAATGCACTTTCTAAATACCACGATTATGATTTTAAAAAATACAAGGGAGAACAGCCAGTAAGAAAAATGGCACGCAACCTTGTTGATTATGAAGCTGGCAAAACTATTTTTGAAACTGCTTTAGGTATAATTAATCAACCAAATACAACACAACCAAAACTATTTTAAATGCCACGCTGTCGTAATTGTAAAGAAAAGTTTATACCAGTAAAATTTAATGCTAAATTCTGCCTAAAAGACGAATGTATTAAGGCCTTTGTAGAAGAAGTAAAGACGGCTAGCTGGAAAAACACGAAGAAGAAATGGACTAACGAACTAAAAACTACTAGCGACTGGCTCAAAGAAGCCCAGAAAGTCTTTAACTCCTACATACGCTCAAGGGATAAAGACAAACCTTGCATAAGTTGCGAAGGAAAACTAGGCGCTAAATTCGACGCTGGCCACTATTTCAGTTCTGGCGGTCATAAAGCTGTTACTTTTGATGAGAATAATGTACACGGCCAATGCGTAGCGTGCAACCAATTTAAACACGGAAACTTATTAAACTACCAGATAGGCATAGAAAAGCGTATAGGCGCAGACAAGTTACTAGAGTTACACGAAAAGGCACACCAAACACGAAAGTACACAGCCGACGAACTACAAGAAATAATATTCATTTACAAAGAAAAACTAAAAAATGTTCAAAATAAAAGTAAGTGACCAGATACTAGCATATAGCCAACTAGAAGTAGACATTTACGAATTTGGTAAGCGTAAAGAAGCAAACGGCACTAAAGAACAGCAACTAACTGGCGTAATAGGGCAAAATGTAGTAATGCAACTATTTGAACAAGGCTTTGTAGACGGCTCGCAAGGCTTTGACGGCGGAACAGACCTAGTTTATAACGGAAAAAGAATAGACGTTAAGACTATGGGCCGTACTTCGGAAACTAGACCAGAGTATATAAACAACTTTATAGCTTTACAAGACTACCTAGAAACGGACATTTACATATTTTGCAGTTACAACAAGTCAAATAACGAAGTAACTATTTGCGGTTGGATAGATAAAACGACATTTAAAGAACGCAGAACGTTTTACCCTAAAGGAACAACCAGAACTAGAGCCAATAGCACTACGTTTGTAACTAAAGCGGACCTTTACGAAATAGAAAATTACAAGCTTAACGACGTTTTGAGTATAGAAGACTTAAAAAAACAACTGTTAAAATAAAATAATTTGCTTGTATATTAAAAATAAGTATATATTTGCATATAGATAACGTTTAAAAACAAAACACTATGAAACACTTATTTACAGCGCTTGCGGCTTTTCAGCAAGAAGTACCAGTAATTCACAAGGGAACTCAAGGCTTCGGCTATTCCTACGCTGATTTACCCAAGATTTTTGAAGTAATTAACCCACTTCTAAAAAAACACGGGCTAGGCTTTACCCAAGTACTAACGTCTGACGAAAGCACGAACTACGTAAACACAATTATTTTCCATTGTGAAAGTGGCGAAAGTCTAGAAAGCAAATGCGCTATTCCTTACGTTCAGTTAAAGGGAATGAATGACTATCAAGCTTTTGGGTCTGGCGTAACTTATTACAGACGCTACGCACTTTCAGCGGCTCTAGGTCTAGTAACCGACAAAGACACGGACGCAAGCGGCGAACAAGTAAAGAAACTACCTAGCATAGACGCTAAACGCTTTCAAGACGCACTAAAAGCAATAGCTGACGGCAAAGTAACCAAAGAAAAGATTACTAGCGCCTTTCAATTAACGGAGTCACAAACAGAAATGCTTAACGCCCTATGACTGATTTTAAAATACGATGCTCGGCAATAGGTAAAATAATGACTAACCCCCGCACAAAAGGGGAGTTATTAAGCCAAACGGCAAAGACATACATAGAAGAAGAAGTACTGCGTGCAAAATACGGCGTAATTAAGCCGTTTTACAGCCGTTACACCGACAAAGGTAACCTAGTAGAAGGCGAGGCTATAGAAATGGCGTCTAACGCGCTAGAATTAGGCCTAATTTGGAAGAACGAAGAACACTTTACAAACGACTTCTTGACGGGAACTCCAGACGTAAACACGGACGACGTACTTTTAGACGTAAAGTCTAGCTGGGATGCCACTACTTTTCCGTTCTTTGCTACTGAAATTCCTACAAAAGACTACTATTACCAACTTCAAGGCTATATGGAGTTGACGGGTAAGACAAAAGCACTACTAGTTTACTGCCTAGTTAACACCCCTATAGAAATGGTAGAAGACGAAATAAGACGCGCGCACTGGAACGCCCACCTATTAGAAGAAGACCTAGACTTACGCGACGAAATTCTAAAGCGCCACGTATTCGACCATATACCGCTAGGCCGACGCGTTAAAGTCTTTGAAGTAGAAAAAGACGAACAAGTAATAACCGAAATAAAAGACCGCGTCGAACTATGCCGCGAGTATTATAACACCCTTTACAATTTCCTATGAAACAAGAAGTAGAAGACCAGATAGTAAAAAGCGTACTAGCGAAGTACGTCGAACGCTCAAACGTTGGGCTAAAAAAATACGGAACGCCATTAACACGAAACGACCTAACTTTAACAGACTGGATAAACCACTTACAAGAAGAACTAATGGACGCCACGCTGTACCTAGAACGCATACAAAAGGACATAACGCTAGTAGAAATAGAAGCTTTCAGTAATGGCTACCGAGAGGCAAGTAAAAAACGAGTATAGGCGGAACTTCTCAATAGATATAGAACGCTGACGGCTCGGAAAGACGAGCATATTTTAACCTTTAAATCAGAATAAGATGAGTTACGAACTAATAGCAAAGCCCAACACTTGGGATAGGACATTTACTATTCGTTTAAAGTACACGAAAGGAATTGAAAAGTACCGAACCAATAAACTAACAGAAGACGAATTTAAGGTAATGTCAACTTACACGCCTAAAGAATGGGAAATTTACCTAGATACGGCAGATAACTACAAAAAGATATGAAACTAGACAAAGAAAACAAACGCGAAGAAATGGCCGCTATTGGCACAATGATTTTAATAACCGCAATACTGACAGCGGTAACTTTGTCAGTAATTTTTAATATATTCTAAATGGAAAAGAAAAATAATTCTGGTGCAATTTTTAAAAACAACTACAAGCAAATGCCTAACCACCCAGACTATAAGGGCAACTGTGTAGTAAATGGTAAAGAAATGGACGTTGCGGTATGGGTTAAGCAAACACAGAAAGGCGAAAGCTTCTTTTCGCTATCATTCAGCGAGCCG